AGTTTCTGGTGTTAAACCTTTAAATGAAAGTGTTTTATACCCAGAAGGCTTGACTGAAAGGATGCACCCTCAACTTGAAATTGAATTGAAAGAGAAGAAACATTCTTTAAGTAAACACCCTATCTTCCCAGATTCACAAGAACACAGTTTTGAAGAATCAATTATGGGTGAGAGATTTAATGAGGTTGCAAAACGTTATAAAAGAGCTTTTGATTGCGATTCAATTGACAACAACAGCCTAATAACTGGTATGATGCCAATGGTATACGAAGCTATTGGTTTAGAAACTAAAAATAGACAAAAATTAGTTGAGCTAGCTATCAAAATGGTTAGAGAAGAATACAATATGGGTGAAGATGTTGTTGAAATTCGTGCTGAATTGACCGATAAAATAAACATGGTAGGTACAAAGAAAAACCCTAAACCAATAACGTTGGAAATGGAATTCGATAATCATGAAGCCATGATTAATGCTAGCAAAGAAGTTGCTAAAAGAAGATTCCTTAACGCTATGACGCAAGGTGCCGCTAAAAAATGTAACCACATGTTCCATATGGTTGACGATGAGTTGACAAACATTGAACCACGTTTAGCTAACAAATACTCTAAAATGATGGCAGCTGCTGATTATATGTATTATGTTATACCTAAAATGGATAACGGTGTAAGCGGTGGTGTTGTTAAGGTTGAATTCCCAACCCCATCAAGACCAAAAGCTGTTATACACGCACAAGCTATGGTGTTCCCAGTTCTTATCCATGAACTAATAAAAGGTGTTATGGAATTGTTATCAGCACACGGATTACCAAAAGACAGAAAAACTGGTGAGTATGTTGTTAATCAAGCGGATTATTTAGCAGCTGAACCATGGGATATGAGATTGGGTCCTGGACTTTGGGGTAGATTTACAAACGCAATTGAACCAGATGATTTCCATTTAAAACATCATGTCTATAGTGAATTAGCTGCGTTGCCAGTTGATGAGTTCAACCTTAAAATGAGAGAGGTAATGGCTAATACTAAAGAAGGTAAAAAAATCATAAAAGACATTGTTAATGAAGTAAACGGTGCGTTGAAAGAGGAAGAATTCAATGAGGCCATGAATGAAATAAGCAATTATAATGAAGAGGTTTCCGATGGTGATTCCGATGGTGAAGGGTTTGATTTTGATGAGCTTATGCGTGGTTCAACGTCAGATGATTCCGATGGTGATTCCGATGGTGAAGATGGGTTTGATTTTGATGAATTATTTTAAAAATTAACACATAAATATTGGTAAAGGCTCCTTTTAGGGGCCTTTGTCATTTAAAATAAACCATTTTACTTGATTTCGGCATATTTATAATAAAAAAAGAATATGCTAACAACACAAGAGATATTTAAAGAGTACGCAAGATGTCTTACGAACCCAACGTATGCTATTGAAACATATTTGGAGACGTTTGACAAAACCCAAGAGGGTTTCGTGCCTTTCAAATTATTTCCAAGGCAGAAAGAGATTATTAGTGCGTATGAAAAGCATAGATTTAATATTGTAACTAAACCTAGACAAGCTGGTGTATCAACAACTACAGCCGCTTATATGTCAATAAAGGTTGGCTTTGCTGATAAGGATAACCCAGAAGCGATTCTGATTATCGCCAACAAGCAAGAGTTAGCTTTCGAGTTCTTGGCTAAAATTAAAGATTTTCTATCTCAATTACCTAGATGGGTTTGGGGTCACGAATATTATGGTAACCCTAAAAATGAATCTAAAACTATTTTCTTAACGGATTCTAAAAAAGAGATTAAATTACCAAACGGTAGTCGTGTAAAAGCGGTTGCAACATCAAAAGATGCTTTGAGGGGTTTTACACCTACATTCCTTATTATGGATGAGGCTGCTTATATTGATAACGGAGCTGAAGTATTCGGTGCAGCATTAACAGCGTTAGGTACTGGTGGTAGAGCAACACTTATTTCAACACCTAATGGTATGGATTCTTTGTATTACAAAACATACGACCAAGCCAGAAATAAAAAGAACAATTTTAATATCATTGAAATGAAATGGTATGAAGATTTGAGGTATAACAAAGACCTATCTTGGATTAAAGGTGATGATTCTGAAAGAGAATATGAATTTACATTTGCTTCTTATAATGCTCGTATAGCTGAAGGTTGGAAACCTACATCATCATGGTATGATGAAATGTGTAGGGGTATGAACAACGATGCCAAAATGATTGCGCAAGAGTTGGACGTATCTTTTATCGGTTCTGGGGGTAACGTAATAAATGAAGAATTTATTGAGTACCACGAGAAACATAACGTAAAAGAACCTAAATATACTAGTGGTTTAGAACAAGAAACATGGATTTGGGAAGAACCACAAGAAGGACATCAGTACATAATGGGTGTCGATGTATCTAGGGGTGATGGAGAGGATTCTTCAACAATAGTAATCATAGATTTTACAACTATGGAGCAAGTTATGGAGTATCAAGGTAAGATACAACCAGATTTACTAGCCCAAATAGTTGAAGAGTATGGTAATCTATACAAAGCTTATACAGTTGTCGATGTAACTGGTGGTATGGGAGTATCAACAGTGTTAAAATTATTAGAATTTGAGTATAAGCGTTTACATTACGATTCTACAAACGGTAAAATTTTATCTGCTAGACAAAGAGAATTATCATCTTATGATAAAGGTAATAAGATACCAGGTTTTCACGCAACAAACGTTAGATTACCAATGATTTCTAATTTGGAGTATAACATTAGAACCAATGGTGTTAAGATTCGTTCATCTAGGTTGATTTCTGAGATGAAAACGTTTATTTATAAAAATGGTAGACCAGACCACATGGAAGGGTATCACGATGACTTACTTATGTCTTTGGGTATGGCTTTGTGGGTTTTGGAACACTCATTTAAGAATCTGGAAAAATTAGAAAAACAAACAAAAGCCATTTTGTCTAGTTGGACTAACTCGTCAACGACTCAACCAGTCACTTCAACGATTAACCCACAAACAAAACAAGTAGAGAAAAAAATAAACCCTAACCACGCTGCTTACAGAAATGTACAAGACCCTAGAGGTGAATACGCTTGGTTATTTGGTAAAGTGAGATAAAAACAATTAAAAATGGGATTAGGTAAAAAAATATTTATTCAGAAAAGTTATGGTAACCAAATTTATAAATGGTCGCCACAACCTAATAATTTTAGTAATAAAGCAGCACAAAATAGACAAACAGTTAAACCTTTCTTTTGTAACGCAACCGCTGGTTCGCAAGGTCAAGATTGGATTACTACTTACGTCTATGATTTAACAGTTGTTAATTCTGAGCAAAGACATGACGCATACGTTGAGTGTGATTACGTTGAATAAACTATTTAATTTACCAAAAAATTCATTATATTATAACTAAAAAATTATGGCAGAAAAAAACTTAACTATATTTCAAAGACTTGGGCAAGTAGTTAGCCCAGATGGAATAAAGCCAAAAAGACAAGTATCAACACAAAGATACAATATAGGTGGTGGTGAGCTACTTAAAACCGACAACAAGGCCGAATATGAAGCGGCTAAGTTACAAGCGCAGCAAAATAAATATTTAGGTCAGACTTGGAAAAAAGTCGAAAGTGGGTTGTTCCAACAATCGATTAACTATGAAACAACACGTATTGGTTCATATTCTGATTTTGAGTCTATGGAGTTTTATCCAACTATTGCAGCTGCGTTAGATGTAATGATGGAAGAATCAACAACGGTTAACGAGCGTGGTAAATTATTAAACATTTATTCTGATAGTAAACGTGTTAAAACAATATTAGAAGATTTGTTTTACAATAGATTAGATATACACACAACTTTACCTATGTGGACTAGAAATACATGTAAATATGGTGATAACTTTGTATATCTTAACATCAACGATACTGATGGTATCTTAGGTGGTAAACAAATGCCTAACTATGAAATGGAACGCAGAGAAAGCGGTTTATTTGATATGATTAGTGGTAAAGAGTTACCTAATCAAGAGGTTTCAACTGGTGATAAGGTTAAATTCTTTTGGAGAGGTCGTGACGTAGAGTTTAATTCATGGCAAATCGCACATTTCCGTCTGTTGGGTGACGATAGACGTTTACCTTACGGTACTTCTATTTTGGAAAAAGCTAGACGTATTTGGAAACAACTTATATTGTCTGAAGATTCAATGTTGGTATATCGTGTAACAAGAGCACCAGAACGTAGAGTTTACAAAATATATGTCGGTAACATTGATGATGCTGATGTTGAAGCATACGTAAACACTATTGCTGATAGATTTAAAAGAATGCCTATTGTCGACCCAGGTACTGGACAAATTGATTTAAGATATAATCAATTGGCTAATGACCAAGATTTCTTTATTCCAGTTCGTACTGAAGATGCCCCAAATCCAATTGATACGTTGCCTGGTGCATCTAACTTAGACCAAATTGCTGATATTGAGTATTTGAGAGCAAATCTATTTACAGCTTTGCGTGTTCCTAAACCATTCTTAGGTTTTGAGGAAGCAACTGGTGATGGTAAAAACTTGGCACTTCAAGATATTCGTTTTTCTAGAACGATAAATAGAATTCAACAATCAATGCTTCAAGAGCTAAATAAAATAGCTATTATACATTTATACATTTTAGGTTTTGAAGAAGATTTAGATAATTTTACACTTACACTTAACAATCCATCAACTCAAGCTGAAATGCTTAAAATTGAACATTTACAACTTAAAGTTACACTTCTTAAAGATGCTGTTTCAGATACTGGAAATGGATTTGCCGCTATGTCATGGACTCGTGCGCATAGAGATATCATGGGTTGGTCTGACGATGAAATCAAACAAGATTTACTTGAACAACGTATGGAAAAAGCAGCGGCTGCTGAGTTGGCTAATACTGCTAATGTTATCAAACACACTGGTATGTTTGACGTGGTTGATAGAATCTACGGTGACTTCCAAGCTGCCCTAAACGGTGGCGGTGGTGAAGGCGGTGCTGAAGGTGGTGATGAAGGCGGTGCCGAAGGTGGCGGTGGCGGTGGTGGCTTCGGGGGCGGTGGCTTCGGGGGTGGCGGCCTAGGCGGTGAAGATTTAGATTTCGGTGAAGAAGGTGGTGCTGAAGGTGAAGAATCCGCAGCTGCAACTGAAGCTGGAGCTGAAGAAGGTGGTGTAGAAGCCGCAACTGAAGCTGGTGCTGAACCCGTTGCTGAGTCGCTTAAAAAGATAGATAAATTATTAACTGAAAGAAAAGATATTTTATCTGAAAAGCTAAATAAAAGAACCAAAAAATATCAAAATAGATTTGTTAATACTTTGATTGAATCGATAAAACCAGATGATAAAAATAAAGACGAAAAGGTTAAGATTTATGATAAGAATTTAAAAATTAATGAGGACATGAACGGGATGATTGATGATATCAATAAAATGTTAGATGAATAATGCTTTTTGGTTAAATTACAATATTTATAATTAAAATAAAACACATGCAGAATTTTGGAAAAATAAAAAACGCATTTAATGGGATATTGGTTGAGGGAGTTGTTTCAAAAAATGATAAACACAAAGACTTGTTTAAAAAATATATTAAAACTATAAAAGAAAGTGAGATTTTAAAAACTCAATTTTTGGTTTATAATAACATTGAAAACAAGGTTGAAAAAGACTCTTTATCGGCTAACATTTTTGTTTCTGAAAACATTAAACTTTTAGAGAAATTTAGTGCTTCAGAAATTATAAAAGAAAACAAAAAATTATTAGCGTTATCAAAAGATTTATCAGCTAAATTGGAAGAAGGTTATGACTCTAAATTAGTTGGGTTGCATGAATCTTTATCTAAACTTATCTTTACGAAAAGAACAGCAAAAAATGTTGATTCTATCACAAATGATATAAAGAACATTGTTGAGTATATTAACTCAAACAAAGAAAAATCCGTTAACGAAACAATAGAATTACCTAACAGTATGCTTACAACTATAATGGTTGATAAGTACAATGAAAAGTATTCTAACTTAGATGAAACAGAGAAATCTGTTTTAAAAGCACTTATCGATTCTGACGATGTTAAGAAAAAAGAAGTGTATGCGGCAACTGTTAGAGAGTGTATTGATTTGATTGACGAAAAAC